ATTAAAAGTTTACGACTCGTGCACCTTGTGCGGAGAAAAGTTCCTCCGGGGCTTGCCAGCCCCAGATTATAAAAACTCTTTTACGAGCATACTCGCAGACACTATGCGATCACCTGCTTTATAACTATAAAGCATATTAAGATGACCTAAAGTGTTAGCATATTTAAAGTATGAAACAATTTAATAGGGATGGCTTGTTAGCCCGGTACTTTAGCTGAAACTCGTTCAGAGATGCACACCGTACATGCACCATTGTCCTCCCTACCCGTAGGTATGAGGAATATGCCACGACTGTTTACGTGGATGCCCAGTCTAATGCTAAAACTCCCGACTGGGAAAGAGTCTGGTAGACAAATCCGCCCTACCGCATGGCGGGCCCGCGTATATTTAACGACCCCACGAGCGGGGTCATGCGCCCTCCTAGGGTGCAGGAACTGTCTTGTAACGATAGACAGGTGGAACATTTAGGAAAAAGAGAGGAAGGATATCTGGACCTCCAGCATAATACCACTCAATTCTAGTGTCAACATTCATATTACTTGGGCCGGCGCCAGACATGTGCAAATTCAGCTCGAAAGCCTCCTTTTGCTGCCAGGTTTTACTCCCTGCAGCAGAGTTGCGATATACAGGGTCCGTTGTTACGAACTTAGCATTCACATACTGCGGGAGGATAACTGACAGCCCAGGCTGCGTTCGAGAAGATGTTATAGACATGCCGCCAGCTCCGCCATCAAGATTAACCCACGCCCGATACTCTGTATCATTGGTATTCACAAATGGTGATGTATAGTGGGTTTTCGAGATAGTTGTTACATCAGCTCCAGTCTTCCGACAAATTCGGACATGGGGGAGAGGAGTGTTGGTTAGAGGGTTTATTGTTAAACATGTAGACCCTCTCACTCCTACAAAAGCTGGTAAAATCCACGTTAGGAAGCTGTTGTAGCAGTAATTGAAGTTGAAAGTAGATGCGGTGGCATTGATTCCCTTGGCAGTTCCCATGCCGGAGGGGTCATATCCATACTGCGGAGGAAATCTGAAAAACGTTTGGCGATACATCTGCACGTTAACTGTGCTCGCAGGCACTTGCGTAACATGACTAAGAACATGCCTATATAATAAAACACGTAACGATTTGATAGTTTCGCCAAAGTTAACTAAATATCTCTCCCGCGGGTCAGAGTGTGAAACACCAGCAACTAAATGCTCAGGTTCATCTCCTTCAGGACCGCCATTCTGGTCTCCACTCTGAGAAACGAAGTGACTAAGCTTATCATCTTGCAATCCAGGACCAGCAAATTCCAGGTTTTCGGCACCGCGAACGAATACCATCACCTGGACCTGCGAAGAGGCCACTGGAGCAGTGAGAACAGTCTGCACCCGTAGGGTTAAAAACCCATTAAATAAATCAGAGTTGCGAGAAAAAGTGGGGGTTCTTGAAGTTGAGAAGGCATCATTGCCAGCTCTCCACGAAGTATCCATAATGAGCCAGGGCCATGCAGAGTGGAAAGGAATTCTAAATTCCACATCACTCTCCGTACCCAAATCAACTATGGCGGTCTGAACCACGTTAGCAGTATCCACGCTGGTGACTAAGTTTCCACCAGAATTCCCAACTGGGTCCCAAGAGATGCGGACCCTTCCTTTATGATATTGTGAGGCTACTATCTTAAAGCGGAAAATAATGTCGCCCCGCCAATACTGGAACATCTTACCAACCCACGCCATGGGTGTACCATAGATGATATCAGTAGTAGCGGTTAAACTATCCGCCCGATAGAGCTGAGGAGTGACATACGAACTGAAGAGAATGGTATCAGGAGCGTCAGCAGTTGACCAGGAAACACCAGTCAAATAAGACTCTTTCTGAACCAGGTGAGATATCTCCAGCTCATCAATTTTGGGAAGACCCACCAAAGATGGGTCGATGGAAAGTTCATTCTTGGGATCTAGTGTAAGCTTCTCAGCAGGGTAACTAATTTCTGCACTAGACAGCTGCGGAAAAGGTGAAGGGCGGTACGGTCGCGTATTGTCTAATACGGGGGGATTCGAAAACCCGAACAAAGAGGCAACCTTTGAAACCGCCGTTGCACCTATCTGAGTCGCAGTGGCTAGATGTCCTATCCCAGGAAAATCCTTGAGACGCCCAGCAGCCTCAGCCACAGCTGAAGCTGGCTTGGAAACAATACCATCACCATACTCATCACCAGCCTGCATAACCAGACTGCAAGTGGGGCCAGAAAGCTCTACGTCTTCTGCCCAGGCAAAAACCTGGACTGTAACTCCAGTACCAGAAACGCCATTAGCGCTTCTCAGGTATGTATAGTTTACAAAATCGAGTTTTCCGAAATCGGTGAACTCCTGCGCATCGCAGGTGTTCAACCAATTTTTATAATAGAAGAAGGGTAGAGTTAACTCGCCACCCTCACAGTTGGCTGGATAAATCCAGATGTGTGGGCGCTGAGAGTAGGCAACGAATTGTGTCTCTAAAACATTAGGGACAGTAGCAGCAGTCAACGCCTGTAAAGGCTGATAGGCTGCCAACATAGCTCCATAGTAAAAGGGGGAAGCATTCACCACAACTTTAATCTTAAGATTGCAGCGAACATAAGCAAAGTTGGCGACTTTGTTCTTGACATAAGCATTGTCAAAGAACAACCGCCAGGGGTAAATAGTGGCTGAAACCACTGGGAGAGCTCCCTCAGTCCAAGTGAATTGGTGAATACGCACAGGACGCAATAAGAAATCTTTGAGCTCTACATCTCGCGTTGAATCCTGATGCTGTAAGCCATCAACGTATTTAAAGCCGCCAACAGTGCCTAGATTTTCATCTACAAACTGCACTGTTTGATGGCGCTCTTTATTTTCGGAGCTTACATCACCACTTTGTGCTTGGAATGCAACAACCCTCTTTCGAGGTCCAGCATCGCTCGCTTCCTGCCTTTTAAGAACAGGTTTGGTGGGAGTGAGTTCTACCTCCACGAATTCCTCAGAAGATTCTTTCAGTGGGGGTAAAATGTGTATGGGAGTTTGCTGTGGCTTTCTAATCTCCACAGCCTCATGCCCTCTGAGAAAAGGACATGGACAGACTTGGTTTAACATATAAGTGAGTGATTGTGCTGACCATTATAGAACAAGAGAACGGGTCCACGTTAGCTCCTGCACATCACTCGGGATTTGAACTCCAGCCGCATTCTTCCCTAAATAGGGACTTTGGGGAACGCCCAGGCGAGATATTGGTGTGGTCCACACTCTAGCAAGTATTCCTAGTGATCATGTGACACGCTAGCAGTAACTACCACACCAAGGCATCGTTTGGTTCGGACCAGATGCCAGAGGCCCATAGGGATGCACTAATGCATCCCCTCAGGTGGGCGCTTCGAGAGCCCCTCCGAGGCAGACCAAAATCCGTCTCGGATGGAATCGTACGAAACTAGGGAGGAAGGCTCAATATAAGTCTCAAGGTCACATTCAGAAATTAACTCCTTAAAAAGAGCAGTTTTCTGTTCAAAGACCTCTCTCCCATAGTAAAAGTACTCTCTCTGGGCACTGGTGATGCACGCGACTGATTGAGCCTTCCGCGTGATCGTTTTACTCTCGACCCCTATCATAAGGCTTTTCAGGATAGAGGCTTCCTCGAGCGGAGAAGCAAACGAGCCCAAATCGTCATCCCAACGCCAAGTTCGCTTTAAAAACGAACACTGATCAATATGACTATAGGGTCGGGATTCTGCGTTCTTATCTGCCATGGTGTACTCAACACCAAAAGTGGAAAGGGCGCGCGCTATAGCAGTGTGGTTAAACCAGGGGCAACTCGGAGAGATGCCCATTATATTGTCATCACCATACGTCATAAGCGCGACGTCCCGCTTGAAATTTTTAGCAGAATGATCAGGGGAGAGTAAGGCGTAAGCATATCGCATATAAATGCTATTACCCACACCATTAATCTCAACGGTTAAAACATGTCCAGATGGGTTGGTACCAAGAAATTGTACCAAGTCGCCAAAGAAATCATAAATCGGAAAAGAAGTGTCCTCAGCAATACATTCACAAATACGGAGCTCTCGCTCTGAATAACCAGCAGCTCGGTTGATAGCTATCAACACTTTAAAGGCTGCGCGAATGACTACAGAGAACATACTCTTATCGAAATTCTTAAAATCGCCATCTACCACTCTATCCTTCCCAAATTGAGTCAGATAGTGGTAAAGTTGCTCCCACTTGATTGAGCCGTGATTGATACCAACGGCTTGTTCAAATAGGTAGCTTCTTTTCTTCATAAGGCGAGAGGCGGCAAGGAAAAACTTCCTAACAACAATTGCAAAGTCTAAAGGAGCACCAGCAAATACTCGAGTTTTGTGAGCTTGAACTTTTTCAAGCTTAATAGCCTCGTCTTTAAACGACGCGCTGAACACAGGATGAGATAAAATGCCTTTCTCATATCTGGCAATAATCTCGTCAGCACGAGACATAATCTCATCATTAAACTCGACTGGGTCCTGCAAGCCCCTCTGAGGGGGCAGAGGATTCATGAAGTGCTTCTTGACTTTCTTCCAAGGAAAACCTGCTGAGGTTCCACGCTTAATCTTGTCAATAAAATTCACACCCTCAATCCCATTAATAGCTGTAAAATTGTCCAAAACTTGGACTTCAGCCAAGTCTTCAGGGGTCAATTTGGGTATGATTTCGTCAATGAACTCCTGGGTAACTTGATCCAGGAGGGACTGGTTTATCTGTGAGGCCGGGTGCAACATAGGTTCGAGCGCCAATCGGCGCCCTTGCCATGGACCGGGCTTCGGTGCTCCATAAAGGAGGGGATAACCACGTCTCTCTAAGGCCGCACAAAGAGTTGTGGGTCTGACATTGGACTTAAAATGGGCGCGGTGCCCAACAAGTGATCCGAACACAGCAGCCGTGCCAGTTTCGAAATAACGAAAGGGACTTTTTAGATCGAGGGGACCTAGGTCAGCTCCTGCTGTTTGAGCTTGCAGGGAAGGTGCACTGGGAGTAAGAACGGTCTGCTCAAAAGCATGTAGAGCTAGCTCCGCGAAAGAACGCGAGACTAACTTAGCTCCACTATCTCGAGCAGTTACCTGACCTCCACAGTGAATTCCTAGAATTATGGGACCATAGCCACTCCAAGAAATCAACAATAAACCACAATCTCCAGATGTGGTTAGCCTCTGAGGCGTACCACGCCAGACTTCAAAATGTCCGGGGCGGCCGTCCACCTCAAGAAACTTTCCATTCCTATCAGCAATAGTGGCGTGCACTCTATAGACCTTTTCAACAGGGAAGTCAATTATTTCACCATTCCGACCCCGACCTAAGTAGGAGCATTCATGGATGCCTCCCACTTGGTTGGAGCCAAAAAGTTGAACTATAGACTTCCGAGCAGGCAAGGCAGGAAGGTGCACGAGAGCAAGATCTTCATTAGGAAAGCGCTTTATTTGCGCTTGAGTAACTCTCATATCGACATTAGGTAGCACACCAGCGCCACCCATTGAACGGATCCTAAGAACAAATTCTGGACGAACTGCCATGGCATGATTATTAGTCAAATAAGTATGACCACCAATGCAGACAGCTCTAACCGGAAAGTTTTCTTTTCCATTATCCTCCACAAGAGCGAAAGAAACACAATTAGGAAGAAGCATCTCCTTAACTTTTTCAGGTGAATGGGCTTTCCACGATTCGATTGTGGGCGAAACGTCAAAGCGAGAAGTCTCAAAATCTTCCTTATACCAGACATTAGGCTTCGCGTCCTTGGGGAGTTCCAAAGGCTTCCCATAAGACTCGGAGAGTTTTGACTGGTTTGTCCCCTGCGCAGTAAAATTTACTTGGGGGGGTGAAGGTTGCAACACCTTCTCCTTATTCTTCTTCTTCTTCGCAGAAGCTGCCAACTTAGCAATCTTCTCTTCTGTGAGAAAATCCTCAATATGCCATTCAGATTCCCCCTGAACCGGTGGTTCTGGCTGATCTTGTTCCTCTCGCCTAAAAAAGCTCGAGAAACCAGCTACAGCACTAACACACAAATCATAAGAAAACTTGATAGCAATCAAAAAGGCAGCAGCAGCAGCAAGTTGTGCGAAGATTCCATGCGCAGAGATTTTGGCATTCACACGGCAACCAATTCGCCACATGACTTTCCTAAGGAGCTTGTTGCTCCACAAATGACGTCGAGTGCGTTTCCACAGCCAGTCGTCGCCGAACATCCAATCGGTTATTCGAGCGAAGAAAGGCAAGTAGAGATAGCACCACCACATAAACATCCACCACCAAGCAGCTAACTGAGCGGTATAACTCTTCCTGGGTTCACAGTAAACTTGAACACCATCTTGGATGATGCACGATTTCATTTCATTCCAGGTTCGAGCCACCACTTCAGGTCTAACAGCCACCTTATAAAAAGGTGCAACCGGAGGCTTAGTAGCAGAAAATAGCCCACCAGGGGAGGTGAGAGCAGGACCAGCTTGAGCAGTAAGCTCAATCCTATCAACTGGACTCTCTCCAAGTTCGGATGGAGTGGGGGAGTGAGAGCACTCGCACTTGATATCAGGCAAATAACACACCTTACAGACAGTCGCTTTGGACATTTTAGCGATAGCATCCATTGCAGAGTCTTGTGTGCTTTCATAAGCAATAGCAGTAGCGGAATACCACTTAATAAACGAATAAACGTCATCAAAAGTGTGTATCAGGTTATAAGCAGCAGTATTTCGGTCTCGATCCATTGAGCTAACACTCACCTTTCGAACCTCAAAAGTCCAAAAATCGGGGTATTCCCCGACTTGCATGGCTTCAGTAATCCGGGCAGCTTCTGCAGTATCCAGAGTTCCGTCAACATTCGAAAAACCCTCTTTGGGCTTAGCTGTGACAACATAAGGCATACGGCGAGCAACTGCAACAGGACAAGAGAAATAGTTCCGAAGGTTCAATTGTTGGGTGTTAGTTGTTGCGATTACCAGACGGCTTACCAGCGGTGTCCTCCCCTTGTCTTCTAATGCTGCCTGTATAGGCACGAAGGGCACATTATTGATGACCTGCAACATCTCCATAAGTGTCGGATCTCCCTGAGGAGCTTTATCCGGGTGCATGAATGCAATATCATCCAACTGCACACACCACTTAGAAGTGCTGAAGTTCACCCAATATTCGTCTATGGAGTTCCTAGTGTATTTATATTCCGATGTAGTCGGGAGGTCGAACAACTTTCCATAGTGTATATAGAGGAGGGTCGTGAGGGTAGATTTGGCAACACTTGTGCCACCATGCAACAAAATAGCAAATGGGGCTCGACGATCTTGCATCGCAGCTTTCCGAGTTAAGAGCTCAGATTCCGTCAAACGGAGGTCATTTAGTAGCTTCTTAACTATCTTATCGTCGAACTTCCCTAACTTTGCTGAGTGTCTGGATATAGCTTGTCCTTTCTCTATAGCATCCTTAAGTTCCTGAGTATATTGGAACAAGGAATAACCATGAGGCTCAAGGTTAGCAGTGAATGGTGCAAGGTTTTGGAGTTTCCTCGCTTGCTCCATCCACTCCTCATAAGCTTTACCAGAGTGAAATAAAGGGTCAATAGATCCAGTTTTCCAGCATTGCTGGCCACGTTCACAGATAAAAAGCACAGAGTCGAGAATAGTTCTGATAAAATCAGCACCAAGATAGTATTTCTTTCGAAGCGCTTCTTTCTCGATCATGCTGTACCTCATAGAATCTAGAGTAAGGCCAGCGCCACTAAAAATGGATAAGGTCACGCAGTACATAAGTAACCGGTGGATCTTCCGAAAAATTTCTGAACCACGAATTTCATCAAAACGGTCGAGCGCAGCTCGCGCAGTCTTAAGGAAATCGCCGCTCTGGGCAACAAAGGTAGCTTCTTCCTTGGAAAATACTTTCCAATAGAAGTTGCTCAACAGGGATCCAATTTCGAGTGTCAATGATTTGCCTGTCCGGAGTTTAACAAAAGTTGTCATGGCGAAGATTCTATCACCACCTGTTCTGGCTTTGCCGAACATATTAAGGAGGATATAGCAATCTTCAAACAACTTAAAGAAATACTCTGGACCACCAACAGTCTTTGAGTTGGGCGCAGGAATGCCCTTCAGGGACCACAGCAATCGCTGGGTCTTAGAAGCATTCTTCCATTGCCACATCTTATACCATTCTTGAAATTCAGTCCTAAAGGAATGAACTTCTTTCGGAGAAGCTGTTGGGGTTGGAGCAGGAGTTGGAGGTTCAGGGCAATTTTCATGCTCTTTACACTCCTCTTCCCACTCCTCAGTCTGGGCAATAAATTCAGCGGAAGGTTCGCAGCCTAATTTCGCACTGCGCTGAGAGTACTCTCGTAAATACTTACGGAATTTTCCCTTCCGCTCATTGAACTCAACCAATTTGGGCTTGGGGGCACGACCGTTAGCCGAAACACGGCCGCGCAACGCACTATCTCGGACTTCACTAAAAGCAAACATCTCTCGCAAAAGCAAAAATCGTTTATCTCTTTATGTTGTCTCTGGTTCGTGCGCTGGGGTGGCCGCCCCCTTTTTCTTTGGAGGGGGCGACAGACGGAAACCGCACCTCTATAACGGGAGGACCCGAGCAGACTAGACTTTTACTAACTGCCGTGATCGACCACACCTCCGCCTAACCACACAAACAACTATAGACAGGATTGGTCCACCCTTTCAGGTGGTTGCCTGCAACCTGGAAAACCAGGTCACTCCACACTTCCGTCACGGGTTCATAACCAGGGTCAACAAGGATTCAAATCAATGAACCGACTCGGGCTTAGTCTGCCTAAGGACAGACCACTTCCGCAACTTCCATGCTTCTGCCATCTAGTGCAATGCACCTAGACTTCGGAAAGGAAGGTTGTCTTACTCTATACACATTTTGACAGTAAACATTGACAAGTCCCAAGACAAGGACTAACAAATTAGACTAATAAAACATATGTGTACGAAGCAATTAACTTTTTGTTTAAGGCAGAGGCAAATAACGGGGACAGGGAGCCCTACATAGGTGACTCCTCCCAAGGAAATGGAAATCATAGTCCGTTATTTTGGAGAACACTTAAAGAGCGCCTCTGCCTGTTTTACGCTGTACGACCTGATACAAACTCCAGCTGAAATACGCTTGAAGTCTGGGTTGTCAGGGACAGCCTTATTTTTCTCTTTTTATGGCCCACCATAACCAGCAGAAAGAACCACGAAAAACACAAGTACTACCAAAAGCCCGCGATGCATAGCAACGCAGAACAAAAAGTTGACTGTGCCAAACGTGAATCAGGAAGCCTTACATTCAATGTAAGGCCTGCTGAGCCAAGGTGGGATGTCTTATGAGCTATGCAAATAGCGCAGCCACAAGACAAAATTTTTATTCACCATCTTGCGATCACTGAGGAACTTACAGCTCAGAAACTGTAATATCATAGACCACGAAGTAGGTGTTCTTCCACAATTCAAAGCTCAGAAGCTCTAAGAATTACAGAGAGAGAAGCCAAACGCGACTAGCAGACTCTAGTACTAACGTTGACAATCTCTCTAGGAACTCAAAAGAGACTCAAGAACTAAAGAAAGGGGGAACATCACAACAGTGACACTCCAACTGAGAGGTCAATGCTGTGTATAACACATAAAAGGGGTGTCCGTTCAAAGCAGGACTACGCTTCCTAGTTACAGCCATAGGAGGCAGTAGAAATAAACCCGGATTACCGGTGAACAGCTAAGAGAGGAATACTGAAAAGACAGAAGTACAAAAAACCGAAGAACACTTAGTGTCCAACTGAGATGTGTACAACTGAAATGCCAGGAGGTTTCTTAATCCTCTCAAAACAACCCGCATGGTAACCTATGAGTAGGTTACCA